TGCACAATTTCCGCCGGCATTTGATGCAATTGTTCCAATTTGATATGTATTAAGATTCTTTTTTGTTTCATCAATCAATTTTTGTGTTCCCTTTGATGAACATTGCGCCGAACTTCGTAATGTGACGAATGTTTTTCGATCATTCAAAATTTCATTGACATCATTTGTGTTTTCTAAAACGTCGTTAAATTGATCAATGATTGATTGCGCTTGCGTTGTGATCAATTGATCCGGGTTCAATTTTTTCCGTTTGTTTGCCAATTCGGTTTGTGCTTGCGTTGCGGCCGCTTGTTTTTCAACCACTTTAATTTGCGCATTTGTTTTCTGATTTTGCGCCTGGCTTTCGCTTGTTTCCTGTTTTTCCTGTTTTTGCAATTCTAATCCCAAACGTTCCCGTTGCGATTTTGTCAATTTGAATGGAATGGCGGCATGACGGCAATTGTATCCGCCCCGGAAAATTGCAAAATTATCCGGATTTGTTCCGGGAATTGATCCGGTTCCGCTTGCATACATCCAGGCGATTTCATTCGGCAATTCTGATTTCAATATTATTCCGCCGGGTTTTGACGTCCAACGAATGCATTGTGGCCGTGAATCTGCAATGATTGATCCAACATATCGATATGCGTCCAATCCAAATTGATCGGCAATCAATGAATTTATTTGACCGTCATATTGATTCAATGTGTCGCGCGAAATTTGTTTCACATAATGCATCAATTTGCCGTCAACATTTGGATTCCCCAAAATATATTGCCGCAAAAAATTTTCTAAATCTTCCTTTGTTGATCCTGCAACAATATTTTGAAAAATACCGGTTCGCATCGGTTCAATGAATGATGTATCAATTCCGGTTCCTGTCAATGCATTGATTGTATTTTGAACCGTCAATTTTTGCATTGGGGAAATCAATTTTTCTAATTCATTCGCTGATAAATCATTTACATCGCGATGAACATCAAAATTGAATTTTTTTATTGTGTCAAAATCCCTCAAAAATTCATTGACTGATGACGGATAATTTCCGGAATTCAAAGATTTCAAAACAATTTCACGAACCTGATTGACCAACAAAACGTTGCCGTCATCAAAAACAAAACGGCCATCGGATGCCTGAAATTTTCCAACGTGTCGCATGACATCATTGAAAATTTTTTGTTGCGTTGCGTTTAATGAATCATAAAATTGCTGATTGCCCTTGTCAATTAAAACATCCTTTTTTTCCAGGATTTTGATAATTTCATCCGAAAGTTCGAACATATCAAACGGCAACCAATTGTCCGGTCATATATGGTTCAATTTTTATCGCCAAACGGGAATCCAATTCCTGAAAAATTTCATTCATTGGTTTTTCTAAAAATTCCGTGCCGTTTTCCGCCGTTAATGAAATCAATGTTTTGTACGCAAACAAGGATTTCAACAAATCATCTTTTTTGATTGTGCCGGATGCCAACAACATTTGTTTGTCCTTTGTGGTCAAATGGAAAATTGGATCAAATGAAACCAAAATTTCAACCATTCGCGAAACTGATTTGTTTCCGGAAAAACGTTTGCGCGCCAAATCTTTAGTTGATTCAACCAAAAACGCAACCGGCGCGTTTTTGTCAACCAATTTATTCAATTCATCAATCAAATCATCCTCGGTTTTCATTGAAAACGAAATTGGTTTGACAATGATCGGATCCATTGGATTCGTTACGTTTCTATATTTTTCAATGAAAATCAATGATTTGAAAATGATTTCGTCGAAAATATTATTGGAAATTTTGGTCAATTGTGAAAACGAATCTTCTCGATCAATCATTTTTGCAATGCCGGATTGTGATTCATCGATCACATTCAAATGCAATGATTCCTCTGCCTTTCGCAATAATGTTTCCCACGCCTGGCCACTATACTGAATAATATCAACCGGCGGCGAAACAAAACGAATCATTGGCGATCCGGAATCGCCGTCAACGCCAAATGCCGGATTTGATTTTTCGCGTAAAAAAACGCCAAATGGCGATCGGCTAATTACGCGACCGGTTCCATTGCATTTTCGACAATTGTCATGTTCCTCGGTTTCCTCATTCCAAATGATGCCGTCGCGGCAACCTTTTGCGTTGCATGATTCTGCAATTTCCTCACGATATGGGAACGCTGATGTTGTCATTACGGCCGTCCAATCGCTATATTGCCGAATGGCTTCATTCGCAAACGGTACGAACGCCGAAAAATATGAATCAAAAAAATGTTCATCGGTTAAATCGCCGCCCAAAATGCAACCGGGAATTTGACCAATGTCATGTTGATAGATCAATGTAGTATTGAATTTTTTATCAATTGCATTTCCAAATTGATCATGGCGATAAAAACCGGTATCGGTCAACGTATAAAAAACATCGCCCGATTTTACGCGAATGCCATTGACAACAATTTCGGATTTTTCATCCAGGTCTAACCATGTCAAATTGTTTGGTTCTAAAATTCTGATTTGATCGGACATGATCAAAATCGGAGTTACATCAACTTTAATTGCCGGATTGGTTAATCCTTCGCCCGTTGGAATCCAAACCAACCAACCATTTGGATCCTCAATCATCCGCCTGACAACGAATTTTTGAATATATGAATAAAAAAATTGATTGTCGAATTTTTGGCCTGTCAAATATGAATCGAGTTCGTCGGATACTTTAATCGAAAAATTTGCATTTTGAAAAATCCGAAACAATTTATCAATTGCGCGATTCATGGATCCTTTTGTAATGGGTTCGTAAATCGATAACCGATATTTTTGAACGTCCGGATCTTCATTTGGACGCCTGGCCGTCAATATGTGATTGGGATGTTTTCCACGCGTATGAACGAACATGGTTTCCCTCACTTTATTCCAATTTTCAAAATTTTTTGGACGGAATTTTCCGTCATTCAAAATTTTTGGAACGCTTTCAATTGTTGTCATTTTTTTATTCGCATGATGTTAGTTGATGATTACAATCGCAATTTTCAAAATTAGCGGAAACAAACCAACGGGTTGATATTTCATTGTTTTTTGGAATTTCGCCGGTAAACGTAAACGGTAACGAATCGACCGCCACATTTGCCCCGGTTAAAATATTGGCGAAAATCTTTGCCATTCGTGGCGGCAACGCAAAGGAATTGAACGTCCATGTTTCGCACAATTGTGATGAAACTGCCCGGCGCGTTGATTCAATTACGTTTTTCGAAACCTGAAAATTGGTTTGTTCAAATGATCCAGGAATTCGGATTCGGTTCCTAAATGGGAATGTCGGATCCGTTGACGAAATGAAATTTTCGCCATAATAATATCCAAAACAATCGAATTTGCTGAAATCGGATTCAAAAACCGATGACAAATCCGATGAACATGAATCAATTTTGAATGGTTCGGAACAATATGTTTGAACAACATCCGGTTCCGGGAATGTTCCGGATGTCGCAAAATTGAATTCAAATGCAAAACAACCGTCATATCCGTTGGCAATCAAAATCAAATAAATTTGATACAAATCAAATTCAATTTGTTGAATTTGGGTTTCAATTGTATTCTGATCAATGGTTGTGAATTCAAATGTTCCGACAAATGAACGTGTCACAATATCATCAAAATATTCCGTCCAATCAATGACGGGGGGATCTTTTATTTCGCAACATGGTTTGATGTTAAAACTTGCAACCGCGCCCGGCGTTCCGTTAAACCAACCATTTGTTGCCGGATCCGTGACGGATTGTTGAAATTGAAACATGAATTTGTCATTTTGCCGAAATGGTATCCAAAACGGCGAATCATTTCCGCACAAATTGCAATTCCAGGAATCGCCGCAATCGCACAATGATAAACCATTGTTGACGGCCAATGTTCCGCAAAAATTATTGGACGGGCAATAAATTTGAACATCGCCGCAATACAAACGACTGATTGGATCCGGACATGTTCCGAAAATTGTATTATCGCAAAAAATATTTCCTTCATTATTTGGATCAACATATGAAACAAATAATCCGGAACCCTCTAAACCTTCGCCAACAACCTGAACATTCACCGACGCGCAACTATTAACCGAAACGGTCAAATTTTGAACAAACGAACCCGTTGTTGTTGGTTGAAATGTGATTGGAATATCAACGGAACCATTGCCATTACAAATGATTTCTGACGCCTGAATTGAAAATGGCGTTGTCAATCCACTAAATGAAAATTCGGTGCAACATGCAATTGTTTCCGGAATTGTCAATGTTCCGGTTGTTGAATTTCCAACATTGATTGATCCGCAATCAATAAATCCAGGAATCAAATTAGCCAATGGCATTGCATCCATTGGAAAAGTCCAATTGTAAACAACTGAATCGCTATCCTTTATTTGCAAAGTAACATCATCAATTGTTGCGCTTATATCCGCACAAATCCGAAATCCTAAATCAACGGAATCATTTGCATTAATAGTAAAAGGCAACGAAATCGGATTCCCGTTAATTTCAACATTTGTTATTGGATAACTACCGCCTACATTGGCGAAATCTACTTGCAACACGCCAATGGATGATGCTGAATCATTGGTCAATGTACATATGAAATCACAACAACAATTTTGAATCAACATGTTCCTGTTGATTATGGATTCAGATATACAATTTTCTAAAATTATTGCCATTTTTTACGGTGTAATGTCAAAAGTAAAATAACACGAATTTCCGGCAAAGGTGGAACATAAAATGTCTGAATTGAAATAAATATAAACCCCGTCAAATGATGCCGCCGTTAATGTTCCAATCACATTATCGCCATTGTCATAAAAAGTCATTGTTCCGCCCTGTGAAACCAAAATTGAATAAGGAACGGTTAAAATTGGCGATGTTGCCGAAATTAAAATTCGATTGTTGCCGCAATCAATGCCAACGCCGCAATCATTGAAATCTACTTTGAAAAAATTGGGATTTGGTTCAACGGAAATG